TCTAGCGTCACCAGAGATTGCTTTGCCTACAGCCCACTTCAACACCAAACTCTACACTGGTGATGGTGCTACCACACTAGCGGTAACTGGTGTTGGGTTCCAGCCAGACTTCACTTGGATAAAGAACAGGTCAGCGGCAGACGATCATACATTAGTAGACTCAGTTCGTGGCGCAACTAAGTATCTTGTTTCCAATGAGGCAGATGCAGAAGTAGATGACAGCACCTTTGTAGCATCTCTGGATTCTGATGGGTTTACTGTAGGTGATGATGTTGTAGTTAATACCAGTACAGAGAATTATGCCTCATGGAACTGGAAAGCAGGAGGCACTGCTGCATCCAATACTGATGGAACTATAACGTCATCTGTTAGTGCGAATCCTACTGCTGGGTTTTCGATAGTGTCCTACACGGGCAATGAAACAACAGCGCAAACAGTGGGCCATGGATTAAGTTCTGCCCCAGAATTGGTAATTATAAAGGCACGGAATAACACAACAGAGTGGGCTGTTGGTAGTGACGAATTAACAAGTTGGAGTTACTACCTGTATCTAAATGATAACAGAGCAGAAGTTAGCACATCTACTGTTTTTGGTAACGCTCCATCTGCATCTGTATTTAAAATTAATGATGCTACAGCGTCTAATGGTGCATACAACTTCATAGCCTACTGTTTCCATTCAGTAGAAGGCTACAGCAAGGTAGGATCGTACACTGCGAATGGGAATGCAGATGGGCCTTTTATTTACACAGGATTCAGACCCGCTTGGTTAGTATGGAAATCAGTTGAAACAGCTGTTGGTTGGTATATGTATGATAATCAAAGAGATGCAGATGGAAACCCAATTGAAGAATATCTTTCGCCAAACAGCGCTGGAGCAGAAGCAGGCGGTGGTGGTGATGTAGATTTTACTAGCAACGGATGGAAGATTAGAAATACTGGAACAGATATGAACTCTCCAGCTAACAAAATCTTCATTTATATGGCTTTCGCAGAATCACCATTCAAAACATCTAACGCGAGGTAATTATGTGGTACTCAGAACAATTTGGAACAATTAAAACGCCTCGCGGCATAACCGTGAATGGCCTACAACACCCACAAAATATATTTAGGTTGTGGAGCAAGGAAAAACTAGCAGAGATAGGCATCCGTCCGGCAAGGGTGGTGACTCCTGACAACCGTTACTACAACACAGGTCGAGAGAACTACGAACTGGTAGGCGATGAGTGGGTGATTAGTTACGACACGACAGAGAAAGATGTCGAGCAACTGAAAGAACAACTGATCGAAAAGATCAGCGCACACGTTGGTTCACTCCTGTCCTCGTCTGATTGGCGAGCGATAAGGGAGGCGGACGGTGGCACGGCCATGTCTGAAGAGTGGACAACGTATCGACATGAGGTACGCCAGCACGGCAACGCGCTAGAAGCCGGTGTAGAAGCCTTTGCTTCTCTGGACGCAATCAAGAACTTTCAGAACCATGAGATACAGGAGGAACGATACTTGTCTACCTATGACGATGAGGGCGTGGAAACCATTGGCCCGGAAACTGAAACGGTAAATCGAACCGTGGATAAAACTAATTGGGGCTGGCCTGAAAGCCCTGATGCAGAAGTAGACGAATATCACGTTGGGTATTTATAAGGAAGTAGTCTATGTCTATAAGTACATGGGCCGCAACAACAGGGAACTGGGAAGACTCTAAATTCAGCCAACCTTGGGCCGGGCCTCTTATTACCCCTTCTGTAGGTTCATTAACTTTATCGTCTAGCGTCCCGATCTCAACATCGGGTATTATGCGTACACCCGGTAATGGGTCTTTAACTCTTACTGGTCAGATTCCAATATCTACTACAGGGGTAAAGATATCCCCAGATACTGGGACTTTAACTCTATCTACTACCGCTCCAGAAGTAATTAAATATCTGCTGACTTATGTCGATAGTGCATCTTTAACCTTAACTGGTCAAGATGTAACCGCAATGACGGGGCATATAATTACTCCAGCAGCGGCTTCTTTGACAGGTCTGGGTGCTGGTGATATTTGGTCTGGTACTAGCGCTACTTGGGCGGCATATTCTGGGAATTGGAACACAGGCTCATTATCTCCAACAGCAGGAGTTACATATACATTTACTATAGATTCTGCCGGTGATTTAGTTTTAACACCTTATGATCCAATCTCTCCAATGGTAACTGATCCTAAATTTATAGCAACAGTAACACTGATATGACACACTAAATATATATCAGAGATAATAATTATATGAGCAAGAAAAATACAACCCTTAGTAAGAAAGATACGACTTTTAGCTGGAGCAACCTTTGTTATAAGACTGACCCTGAGTTAAAAGAGCCAGTAAAAACGTATGTTTTTAATAATGGCCAAAGAGTATTTTATGGTCTAAGCAAGAAAGAAAAAAGGAAAGGATGAGATGTCTTTTGATATAGAAAAAGCAAACATATTTTCTTTAAAGGATCAAACATTAGCAAAAAATGTTGCAGAGATTTTAGAGAAAAAATACCCTGGTTGGTTTTGGGCCGTGAATGTTATGGATGGAGTTGTTGCTGTTAAGTCACTAAGACTATCTGGCAATTGGGGCTTTGTTATTCATGCCGATAAAATAGATAATGATTATAAATTAGTCGTTATGGCTGGTGGAGAGATATTAGAAAGATTCAAACAGCAGAGAGGCAAGTTTAATAACACCTTGTATAATGATTTAAATATGAGCAGGACAGGACAACTTGACGGAGACTACGCTGCATGAGCTTAACTAATCCACAGCCTCCTACAGAGGGATCAGAGGTTTTAAACGTAGATGATGACGAGTCTCTTCGTGAAGACTCTTGGCTTAGGATGGCTAGGCAAGCATATGAGGATTCTTCTGAATGGGTGGACGCTAATTTAAGAGGGCAATGGGAAAAAAGCCTTTCTTTATTTAATAGCAATCACCCGCCTGGGTCTAAGTATAATACTAATGCTTATGAAAAAAGGTCTAAATTTTTTAGGCCAAAAACTAGGACTGCAGTAAGGAATCTTCAGTCTGCAATGAATGTAGCATTTTTTACTAATGAGGATGTTGTAAGCATAAAGTCTAGAAATCCTAATGATCCAATGCAGGCAGCTGCTGCTGTAGTTTCTCAATCTGTTTTACAGTACAGACTAACAAATACTATTCCTTGGTTTCAAACAATGTCGGCGGCTCTTCAGGATGCAGCGGTTCAGGGATTGTGTGTAAGTCATCAATATTGGGATTATGAAGAAAGAGACGAGACTTATATTGAAGTTGGCCGTGATAACAAACCAGTAATAGACTATGAAGGAAATGAAAAAACAAGAAGCCAGGTAACCTCTATAAGAGATAAGCCTGTCATAGAAATTATTTCTCCAGAAAATCTAAGAATTGATCCAGCTTCCGATTGGGCTGACCCGATAGAAAGTAGCCCATACGTAATACATCTTATTCCTATGTACTTGCAAGACATAAGACAGAAAATGGATTCTGGGGAATGGAACGAGTTAAGTAATGGCGAGTTGCTAACCACTACTAGCGATGAGGATGATAATACCACAAAGCTAGTAAGGGATGAGCCGAGAGAGGACCCGCTTGATAATGATGCTGGATATGGTGAAGTTCAGGACTATAAAATAGTCTGGGTTCATAAAAACATAGTTAGAAAGGAAGGGGAAGACTGGTGTTATTTTACAGCAGGAGTTAGCTATATGCTAACTGATCCAATTCCGCTCCAAGAAATGTATCCTTGGTTGAGGAGCGGAGAAAGGCCATACGTAATGGGATACGCTAATATAGAAGCGCATAAGATTTATCCAGCTGGTACGGTTGAACTAACACAAGAACTTCAAGCTGCGGCTAATGATATATGGAACCAAAGATTTGACAATGTTAAGCTAGCTCTTAATAAAAGATACCATATAAGGCGTGATAGGAATATAGATTTGGACGCTTTGTTTAGGTCCGTTCCTGGTGGCGCGGTAGAGATGGATGATCCAGACCAAGACGTAAGAATTATAGAAACTAGAGATGTTACTGGTTCTGCGTATGCGGAACAAGATAGAATTAATATGGACTTTGATGAGTTACAGGGTAACTTTTCTACATCTACAATTCAAGCTTCTAGATCATTAAACGAAACTGTTGGCGGTATGTCTCTTCTAGCAAACAGCACAGGAAGTGTGATAGAATATGTGCTAAGGACGTTTTCTGAAACATGGGTGGAGAAGGTTCTTAAGCAAATGCTTAGACTTGAGCAATACTACGAGACCGATCAGGTAATATTAGGAATTGCTGGTGAGGCTGCCCTAGAAATAAATGAACAAATGAAGGATGTTTCGGTAGACGATCTTCTTAAGTATGAAGTTTTACTGAAGGTTAATGTGGGTATAAATGCCACCGATCCATTAAAGAAGGTTCAGAACTTAATGATGGGCCTACAGACTTTGGCAGCTTTCCCAGGTATTGCGGAAAGAATTAATATACAAGAGGTTACTAAAGAAGTTTTTGGTCAACTTGGTTACAAAGATGGTGATAGGTTCATATCGTTTGAAGGTGATCCTGCTGTAGCAGAGATGCAAGCCCAGTTAGATGAGATGCAGGGAATCATTGAGAGCGAGCAGATGAAGCTTGAGAATAGAATTCAGATTGAGCAGATGAAGCAACAAGGTAATCTAGAAGCAATGAACATGAAGACTGGGGCAGAGATTCGTAAGAAAGAAATAGATGCCCAGCTTCAGTATATAGATTTACAACTTAAACAAGAAGACGTAGCAACTAGGAGAGCTGAGTTAATGTTACAAAGAGAGGCGCTTATTAATCAGATAGCTGATGAAGAAATTAATAGGCAAGAGGAAATGTTAGATGAGGGACCTGTAGGTGTTATGGCCAGGAATGACTATAATAAGATACCCTACGCTGTGGGATGAGTATAGTGGAGTGGCCTCTTCAAGAGGTTAATATTACAGAAAGCGTTTGCAAGAGTTGCGCTATATGCTGCGAGATAGAGCTCAAGCCTAATTGGAAAGAACCTAGGCAGATGGAGTGGTTACGGGCTATAGTAGGAAAGCATGATCATATTAAAGATACTGCAAAAGGAATAAGGATTCGGTGCTCTCATATAGAAGGTAATGATGAAATTGGATATAAATGTGGAATTTACAATGAAAGACCACAGCTGTGCAGAGACTTTAATTGTGTTAGCTGGGCTAAAGTAAGCAACGATTTAGAGCAGTATAATAAAGTTATTAAAAAACTAGGGATGCTATAATGGACTACTATGATCCATCCGAAGTAGGGATAGATGATTTAGTAAAAAGAATAAGAGTAGGCAGGGACACTAGAGAGTTTCTTAATACGTCAATTGGTCAAGCTATTTTAGAAAAAGCCACCAATGAATATAAGGAAGGAATTAGAGAGTTACAAAAGATGTCTGAAACTAGGTGGAGTCTTTCTGCAGAAAAAGAGATTTTAATGTATAGGGGGATTAGTGATAAATTATCTTCTCCCATAAATATACTAAGGTGGTTAACCTCTGTAATTTCAACCGGAGAAAATGCAGAGATTATTTCAAGATATAAAACTTCCGGTGAATTAGAACCATAGGAACATAAAATGGAAAACGCTACCCAGACGGATGCGTTAGAAGAGGTCAAAGAAACTTCTGAAGACGCGCCTGTAGAAGAGAATAATTTAAATCCTTCTAATAGACAAAAGGCTTTAGAAGAAATTTATGACCGAAGGAGTAAAGAGATTATTGAAGAGGACCTTGCATTTGAAGAGTCCGAAGAAGTACCAGATTCTCCTATCTGGCACGATGGGGAAGGTTGGAAGACTAGGATTAAAGTTGATGGCGATGAGATTGAAGTAGATTTCAATTCTTTAAAAACATCGCATCAAAAAGATAAAGCCTCCCAACAAAGATTTGAAGCTGCATCTGCTAAAGAGAGAGCTCTTTTGGCTAGAGAACAGCAGATAAATCAATATGTGCAAAAAATAAATAGCAGGCCACCCCAAGAGGACGCCTCTACTGAAAATGAAGCAGATGATATGGACGACATAGTTGAAAAATATCACAGTGCTTTATTTGAAGATGATGCTGCTGAAGCAGCTCGTCTATTAAAAACCTTGTCAAATAGTGGGCGCGGTAACGCTACCCAAAATGTAGAAGAGGTTGTGCATAGGGCAATAGCGTCCTATGACCAGAGTAAAAAAGCAGAAGTTCAAAAGCAAAAGCAGTTTGTTTATCAGAAAAGTCTTGAGGAAGCGGTTAGGTCCTTTGAAGATGAGTATCCTGATATAGCAGAATCGCCAGAGCTTAGGACTGTAGCTGATAATAAAACGGTTACCCTAACACAGGAGAATCCTGATTGGACACCGGCTGAAATTATAAAAGCTGCTGCTGAGTATACTCGTGAATGGGCTGGAACTATGCCTAATTCAAATGGTAGGTTGAAGCGCAAAAAGAAAATTGTGCAACAACCAAAATCTGCGAGGGCTTCTGCCAATATAGGTTCTGATCAAGTTCCTATGTCACCTTCTGAAATAGTTCAGGAGATGAGAAAGGCTAGAGGCCAATTATTATAACTTCTATAGGAGGTAATTATGGCTGGACAAGTATGGTCAGTTAGCACCTCTGGTGGTTATATGTATGCCGACAATCTGAGCCGCCTGTTACGTATGGCAGTTCAGCCGATGGTTAAGTTCCGTCAGTTCTGCGATGTAAAAGACGCAGCGCACCAGGGACTTCACCGAGGTGATACATTCCATTGGAACGTGTACAGTGATGTGGCTACCCAAGGTACTACTCTCACTGAAACCAATACAGTCCCCGAAACCTCATTCACTATCTCTCAGGGAACAATGACGATCACGGAAGCGGGTAACTCTGTACCGTGGACGGGCAAGTTAGACGATCTCTCTGAGCAGCCGGTGGCTGAGGTGGTACGGAAAGTATTGAAGAACGATGCCAAGAAGGCATTCGATAATCTAGCAGCTACACAGTTTAATGCATGTAAGCTACGAGTTGTTCCCGAGAGTGGGACCAGCACGACAGCTCTCACGACTACGACTAACGGTGTATGCGCTGTTAATAATAACGTTGCTTTAGCTAAAGAGCATGTTAAGCTTATTGTTGATTATATGAAAGAACGTAACATCCCGGCATATGCTGATGATGACTATTACGCTCTAGCATGGCCGTCAACATGGCGAGCTCTGAAAGACGACTTAGAGGCAATCAAGCAGTATGTTGATCCTGGTTTTCAGATGATTATGAATGGCGAAATTGGTCGTTACGAAGGCGTTAGATTCGTAGAACAAACTCACATCGCTAAGGGTACTGGCATGGGCACTGCTGCCGCTGCTTGGACCAATGGCAAATCTGATTGGGCTTTGTTCTTTGGCGAGGATACTGTTGCTGAAGCTATTGCGGTTCCTGAAGAAATTCGCGGGAAAATTCCTGGGGACTTCGGGAGGGACCGTGGCGTGGCGTGGTATTATCTTGGCGGATTTGGCATTACTCACACACAAGCAGCCCAGTCACGTATAGTGATGTGGGATAGCGCAGCTTAAGGAGATATTATTATGAGTTATTCAAATCCTATAACTACGCGAATCCAATCCGGCGATGTTCAAGACTTGGGAGGCACACCAACTGCCTACTCCTTTAAAGGACCAACTGGTATGCAAGGAACCATTGTTGATATTGGTATTGAGGTTACCGAGACTTTCGCGTGTGATAGTTTAGAGGCATGCTTTAATGTCGGAACGAGTTCTGACGCAGATGCTTATTGCAAACTCAATATTACGGATGGTACTGCTATAACGGATACATTCAATATCCAAGATGATACGAATGCTATTATTGCAGAGGCTATTCCTGCCGATACTCAGATCGAGTGTCTCCCAGTTGCTGGGACAGACGGTTCTAGTGTGACCGGGCAAGGATATACCTATGTTGTTGTTGAATGGTATTAAGGAGGTCTATTATGGCTAAAGATACTGCAAATAATCACCCAACGGTTAATCAGAACGGTCTTATCGAAAAAAAGGACATATCCGGAGAGTCTTTAAAATCTCTAGGTATGGACAGTGTAGGTAAGA